TCGTCCAAAATCTCAACAAGCAGCTCGACTATTCGAGCGGCGTGACTGCGCCGCGCGCGGCCGACAGGCTGACCGCAGCAACGCGAGCGGCCCGCTAGTAGCGGGTGTCTCGCGCACGTCCCCATTCATCTGACCTTGTGTCTTGGACCGTCTCGCCACGTGCCGCGAGGCGATCCGTCCATCGTATCAAGCACGCAAACCCAGAGAGAAAGGAGCCACAATGGCACTACCGACCAACACCTTTGCGACCTACGAGGCGATCGGCAACAGGGAGGACCTGTCCGATGTGATCTATCGCATCGATCCGACCGACACGCCGTTCATGAGCGCGGCCGAGCGCGAGAAGGCGACCGCGGTCAATCACGAATGGCAGACCCAGGCGCTCGCCGCCGTCGACACCACCAACGCCCAGCTCGAAGGCGACGATGCCTCGACCAATGCCACCACCCCCACCGTGCGGCTCGGCAATGTCTGCCAGATCTCCGACAAGGTCGCCCGCGTCACCGGCACCCAGCGCGCGGTCGAGCACGCCGGGCGCGACGACGAGCTCGCCTACCAGGAGATGCTCAAGGGGCTGGAGCTCAAGCGCGACATGGAGTCGATCCTGATCGGCACCAACCAGGCCAAGGTCACCGGCAGCGACAGTGTCGCGCGCAAGACCGCCTCGGTCATCTCCTGGCTCAAGACCAACACCTCCAAGGGCACCGGCGGCGCCGATCCGGCGGCGGCCGACGGCAGCGGCAGCCGCACCGACGGCACGGCGCGCGCGTTCACCGAGGCCAACCTCAAGACCGTGCTGCAGTCGATCTGGACCTCCGGCGGCAAGCCCGACTGCATCATGGTCGGCGGCTTCAACAAGCAGGTGTTCTCGACCTTCACCGGCCGGGCGACGCCGATCGAGGACGTCGGCTCGAAGAAGATCGTCGCTGCGGTCGACGCCTATGAGAGCGACTTCGGGCGGCTCAAGGTGGTGCCCAACCGCTTTAGCCGCGCGCGCGACGTGCTGGTGCTGCAGAGCGAGATGTGGGCGGTGGCCTATCTCAACGGCCGGCGCATGGTGTCGATCCCGCTCGCCAAGACCGGCGACTCCGACCGCCGCCAGATGCTGTCGGAGTACGCGCTCGTCGCCCGCAACGAGAAATCCTCCGGCGGCGTGTTCGACAACACGACCTCGTAGTCGGATCGCAGCACCTCAGCGCCAAACCGGGTGGCGAACGCAGCCGTTCGCCGCTCACACCTGGAATTTCCCAAATCTCAGAAAGGATCATCTCATGACCGAGTACACCATCGATGCCGAGCCCGCGATCGCCGCGGTGACCGCCGGCTCGGAATTCGACGTCTTCGACAAGGACGCGTCGCAACGCCTCAAGAAGGCGACCGCGGCGCAGATCGCGAGCTACGTCCGCTCGACCATTACCGGCGGCGGCATCTCGGAGGTCAACACCGCGATCACCACCGCCGGCGCCGGCACCTTGACCGCGGCCGCGCTCGTCGGCGGGGTCATCACCCGCTCCGGCCCGACCGCGAGCTATACCGACACCACGGACAGCGCGGCCAACATCATCGCGGCACTGCCGGCGGGCGCCGCGGTCGGATTCTCCTGGGAGCTGTCGATCGAAAATCAGACCGCGTTTGCGCAGACGATCGCCGCCGGCACCGGGGTAACGCTATCCGGCTTCACCCAGATCGGCGGCAACTGCAACGGCCGCTATCTCGCGACCTACACCGGGGCGGGCGCAGTCTCGCTCTACGGCCTGTGGACCAACGTCCGCGGCATCAACAATCTGTCCGCGACCACCGACCCCGGTGCCGGCAACGACAACACCCAGGGCTACGGCCCCGGCTCGGAGTGGATCAACACCACCAACAATCGCGAATGGACCTGCGTGTCCGCGGCCACCGGCGCGGCGGTGTGGTCGTTCAGCGGCGCCGTGCTCGGCAGCGCCGAGCCGGCCGGCATCGTGACGCAGGCCGGCGCCTCGACCGGCTCGTTCGCGGAAGAAGGCAACATCAATCGCCAGATGTCGCTCGCCGGCGTCGGCAACGGTGCCGATACCACCGACGATGTGCTGTTCACCTATTCGCTGCCCGCGTCCGCCTTCGATCAAGCCGGCCGCGGCGTGTGCGTCACCGCCTACGGCAAGCTCGCGGCCAACGGCAACAACAAGCGGGTCAAGCTCTGGTTCGGCGCCACTGTCGTCGCCGACAGCGGCGTGTCGACCGGCAACGCCGTCGGCTGGCAGCTCTCGGCCGACGTGTTCAAGGTCGGCGCGGTCGGATCCAACACGCAGACCGCGCAAGGCCAGTCGATCGTCGGCGGCACCCACGGCGGCGTGAACGTTCCGCCGGCGCCGACCGAGACCGAATCCGGCGCCATCGTCGTCAAGGTCACCGGCACCTCGCCGACGACCGGCGCGGCGAACGACGTCCTCGCGAATTTCTTCCAGGTCAACTTCATGAACTAGGGCACGTTTCGCTCAAGCTCGACCACCCTACAATCGAAATTCATGAACTCATCAGGAGGTTTCCATGCCGCTTCCCAATCCTCATCCCTTCCATGAGCAGCAGGTCGAATGCCATTCAGCGTCGATCGGCGGCTCTCCGGCCGCGGCCTATGTCCGCGCGCCTTTCCGTTGCAAGCTGCTCGAGGTCGGCGTCGTCGCCGGCGGCTTGATCACCACGGCGGATTGCTCGATCGCGGTCGCCATCAACGGCACCGCGATCGGCGGCAGCCCGTTCACGCTGCCGGTGGCCGGTGCCGCCGCCGGCCAGCTCGCAACCCTGGTGCCGGCGGCGAGCACCTTCGCCAACGAGGACGACGTGATCTCCTTCATGCCGTCCGGAGCGGGCGGGGCGAGCGTTCCGGGCAGCTTCTTCGCGATGCTGCGAAGGGCCTGAGCCATGTACGATGCAGCGCGCCTCGGCACCACGCAGACCGTCGCGTACACGGCAACGTCGGCGGGCATCACCAATCCGTTCGGCCCACAGACCCGGCGCATCCGCATGGTCGCCAATTCGGCCTGCCACGTGCGCATCGGGGACGGCGCCCAGACCGCCACGACCTCGGATCCGTACCTGCCGTCGGGGTGGGTCGACTATGTCGTGGTGACGCCGGGCCAGAGTCTGGCCGTGATCCGCGCCGCCACCGACGGCCTGGTCACCGCCACCAATGGCACGCTCAACATCACCGAGATGGCGTGACCCTGCTCCACTCCAGAGGAGCTACGCAGGGCACGTTCTGCGAAGTTGAGCGCAGCAAAGCGAAACAGGGACCCTGCTCCACATTCAACAAGGAGCTTCGCAGGACCTGTCCTGCGAAGCCGAGCACAGCGAGGCGAAGCAGGATGAGCGACGTCAAGACCCGCTTTCATCTTGCCGACGGGGCGCTCACGGTCGAGCGCGTCCAGGACGTGGAAGCCATCATCGAGCGCAACAAGCAGCTGCGATCGCTCGAGCAGAGGAGCGACTGGGGTCGCCATGTCGCCTCTATCCCGAACGTCATCATCGAGCGTTGGCTCAATGAGGAGTGGGCGCGCGGCAACACGCAGTTGCGCATGCTCTCGGACGAGTTCGATCGCCTGGTGCAGAAGAAGCTGAGCGATCCGGAATGGCGGTTCCTGCGAACCGATTGAATCACCGAGCAAGCATCACGAGGCCATCCCGATGAGCATCGCCGACGTGCGCGCCGCCTTCATTCATGCGGGTGCGGGGGAGCTGGCGCTGCACGACGCGACCATGCGGCACGTGGGCGACGGCGCCCACGTCCTGCAATTCGTCGGCGCGCACCGCGACGGCGCGCGCTTCGAGCACGTCTCGCCGCCGTTCCACGGCGACCCCGACCAGCGCGCCCGAGACATCGCGAAAGAGCTGATCGCGAAAGAGCTGCTCGCGGCCGAGCTCGGTGCGGCGCGCGCCGCCGCGGCCGCGCCCAAAATCGACCAGGTGACCAACCAAGAGACCAACCAAATGATCCGCCAAATGACCAACCAACAGGAGGACAAAGCCATGCCGGCACCGGCACCCATTTCTGGTCTCGCAAGCACCTTGCGCGACCATCTCACCCAGGCCACCGCCCGCGCCGACGCGGTGGCGCGCCGCGCCAAGGACAGCGTGAGCAACCTGCACCAGGTGCTCGATGCCGCCGAAGGCACCGTGCAGCAGCTCGACGCCGCCGCATCCGATATCCAGGCGGCGCTCGGGCTCTCGACCAACGGCGGGCCGCCGCTCGATGCGGATACAGGCTCTGCGCCGAAGGCGCATCCGACGCCAAGCACACCGGCCGGGTGACGGGCGATGACCATCGCCTCCTATTCCGACCTGCAGGCCGCCGTCGGCAACTGGCTCGACCACAGCCTGTTCGCCGCGCGCGTGCCGGAGTTCATTGCGCTGTTCGAGGCTGCGGCCAATCGCCGGCTGCGCGTGCGCCAGCAGGAGGCGACGGCGCTGCTCTATCCGTCGAACCCGGCCGCGATCGCGATCACCGGCGCGGCCAACAACGGCTCGGGCCTCGTCCGCCTCGCGGTCGCGAGCTCGGCGACGATCTTGAGTGGCGCGGAGATGAACGTCGCCAATGTGGGCGGCACCACCGAGGCCAACGGCAGCTGGCTCGTCACCGTGATCGACGCCACCCATGTCGATCTGGTCGGCTCGGCGTTCGTCAATCCGTATGTCTCGGGCGGCACGATCCAGGGGCAGGCGGGACAGGCCGCGCTGCCGTCGGACTATCTGGCCTGGCGGCGCGTCACCTGGACCGGGCAGACCCGCAATGAATTGCAGCTCGTGCACCCGTCCTACCTCCAGGCCGCATTCCCGACCATGCCGGCCGATGTGCCGCGCATCTTCACCATCGAGGGCAAGACGCTGAAGATTCTGCCGCTCGACGCGACGGCGCTCGAGCTCGACTATTTCCAGAAGATTCCCGCGCTCGCCGCGCTCGCGCCGCAGGACGGCAGCCAGGCCAACTGGCTGCTGACCGAGCACCCGGACCTTTATCTCTTCGGCTCGCTGGTCGAGGCCGAGATGTTCGGGGTGAACGACGAGCGCGCGCCGG